CTCCAGACGGTGAACACGTTCTAGCAGACGGTAGAAGTATTGTAACAGAAGGTGGCGTTATCGTTGCAGTTGAAGAAGCGGAAGAAGAAGAAGTTGTAGAGGAAGAAGCAGAAAAAGAGGTAGACGAAGAAATGGAAGAAGAAAAACCATTTACAGAAGCCCAAGAAAGAGAGGCTAAAAAAATTATTGAGTCGATCGTAACTGAAAGAGTTTTTTCTATGGAAACAACAATTACAGTTGAAAACGAAGATTTAAAGAAACAAGTTGAAAAGCTTAAAACTGCCTTTAACGGTTTACTAGATTTAACTGAAAAGTTGATAGCAGAACCAACAAAAGACGCAGTAAAGAAATCGAAAAGCGGTTTCGCAAAATTAAAGAAAAACAAAAAAGACATTATTGAAGTCTTAAAATCTAAAAATATTATTAACTAAAAAAACAAACTATTATGAGTTTCGACGTAAGTTCGCTTCCCGCGTACACAGAACAGAACGCAATGGAGATTATAGTAAAATCTGTTGCACAGGGGCAATTAGCAAATTATGCCCAAATCCAACCAGGAGTTAAAGGACCAACAACAATTAATATCCTTGAAACTGACGTAGTATTTCAAGCAGACGGTTGTTCAAGAAGTGCTAGTGGAACAACAACCCTAACACAAAGAACTATCACGCCTGGAGCTATTGCAGTTCACGAAGATTTATGTATGACTGACTTAGCAGCTAAATATACTGCGGTTATGTTAAAGCAAGGTCTAACTGCTGAAAAAGAAGAAATTCCATTTGCTGAGTTATATTTCGCTCAAAAAGTCGCTAAAGTTCAAGACGCTTTAGGTAAGGCTTATTGGCAAGGAGATACTGCTTCAGGTAGTGCAAATCTTAACAAATTTGATGGACTAGACAAATTAATTTTGGCAGCTGGTTCTTCAGTAAACGGTAACCCAACAGGTATTACAACAGGAACAGGTTATACTTCAGGTAACATTATCGGTATTCTTTTAGGGATGGCTGAATTAATCCCTGAAGCTATTGCGGGTGCAGACGATTTAAAATTATTTGTTGCTCCAGCTCAATTCTTATTATACCAAAGAGCTTTAGCTGATGGTAATTATTTTCATTATGTTTCTGAAGGACAGACTCAATCAATGCCGTTAATTGGTTTCCCAAATATCGAAGTTGTTTCTGATCCTGGACTTACACAGTCTAATAACCATATTTACTTAATGAGAGCTTCAAATATTCACATTGGTGTTGATTTACCAGAAGAGGAAGCTAATGACGTAAGAAGCTGGTACGATGAAAACGATAGAATTTATAAAGTAACAATGGCGTTTAGAACAGGTGTTAACGTTGCTTTCCCTGACGAAATTGTAAGATTTGCGTTAGTATAAAAACTGAATAATAACGGGGAGATGTAATTTCTCCCCTTTTTAAATTAACATTTATGCCTTGTACATTATCAAGCGGTTTTGCTCGTGACTGTTCCGACTCAACGGGAGGTTTAGAAGAATTATATATTCTAGAACGTGCTTCAGTTACCGCATACACAGAAGCCTCTAGTGAAGTAACCGCAATAACAGACGGTGGTTCTACTTGGAGGAAATACGAATTAAAAAAAGAAGTTGGTAGTGTAACCGCTACAACGACAATAGATACAGCAAACGGAACTAGATTTTCAGAAGGCGTTATCGCTTTTTCAATTAACAAATTTTCAGCGGCTAAAATTAACGAAATCCGTATTATGATACTAGGCCAGATAATTTGTATTTGTAAAGACAACAACGGAAAATATTGGGGGCTTGGTTTCCAAAACTTTGCAGAAGGTCAAAGTATGGTCGCTAACTCTGGTACTGCTTACGGTGACAGAAACGGCTTCGACATTGAGTTAATGGCAAAAGAGCCTTTAGCACCTTTTGAAGTAGCTGCTTCGGTTGTTGCTGGTTTAACGATTTCAACGTAATTAAAAGACTTTGTTTAGTGTTCTTTCTTCATAGTTGATTGAAAAGGGGGAAGGTGAATTATTGCCTCCCCTTTTTTTTTAAATATAAAAGTTATGGGATTAAAAAAAAATTTAATAGGTGGGAACTGGAATGGAAAAGGTTTTAGTGTACCAATAACAGAAGACAACATAGAGTTATTAAAAAAACTCGGTGCAGACGTATTTGAGAGTAAAAAATCTAAACCTAAAAAGTCTAATGATACACCTAAACAATAGTACATCTACAACGTTTGCGGTAACACTATACGAAAAGACAACGCTAACAAATCCTGTTTACTTATTTCATTTTAAGAATGACACTAGTAAATCAAACTACTATTGTATAATTTCTGACACGTCAACACAGAAACAACGATTTAATTTATTTAATTTTACAGAAGGTGTTAATGACGCTTTAAACGGCTCTTTAATACTTGGTAAAAGTGGGTATTACGATTACTATATTTACGAACAGAGTAGCTCTACAAATTTAGATCCCGCTAACGCTACGGGATTAGTTGAACAGGGCAAAATGCGTTTATTGAATGTTAACGATAACCCGAACTATACTACTCACACAATAGAGGGAGTAACAAATTATGTATATAATCCTAGTTAGAAATGAGCATTAAATTAATACCTATAAATTTTAAGGGCTACGACTTACCAAAGTTTAAAGAAAGTCGTAAGGGTGACTGGTACGAATACGGGAGTGAACGACCGTATAAGAATTGCTACGGAGATTTTCTAGTAAAGCTCTTAAATGAGAGTTCGAAACAGTCTACAATTATAGACGCTAAAACAAAGTTTATTGTTGGAAAAGGTTTTGTAGTTGAAAAGGATAAATTAAACTTTCAACAATTGGCGTTAGTCGAAGGGTTTTTAAGAACGCCCAACGAAGACGGCAATATGAACGATTTACTAGTAAAGATTACCAAAGATAAAAAAGTGTTTGGTGGTTTTGCTATGCAAATTAGAGTTAACGCAGTTGGGAAGATTGCTAGTGTTGACCATATAGACTTTAATTATATTCGAGTAGGTATTGAGGAAAACACTTATTATTATACTTCAGACTGGAAGTCCAGAAACCCCGAAAAGAACGAAGACTTTACAGAAATGGAATTATTTCCGTTTGACGAAACAGTAACAACCGATAGAAATTATTTAATTTACTATAAAGAATACCGCCCAGACTTAGGAGAATATCCTCTGCCTGATTATATCGCAGCTATACCGTATTTAGAAGCAGACGCAGAAATCAGCAACTTTACGTTGATGAATATTAAAAATAATCTAAGTTCTGGCTACTTAATAAGTTTTAATAACGGTCAATGTTCGGACGAAGAAATGGCTATAATTGAACGCAGATTTAAAGACTACGCAACGGGAACGGATAACGCTGGAAAGCCTTTATTATCGTTTACAGACCAAGCGTCAGACCATCCGCAAATTATCCCCATTCCAACCAACGGACAGGACGACAGGTTTATAAACCTAAACAACCAAATAACCCAAGAAATATTTACCGCACACTCCATAGTATCGCCAATGCTTTTTGGAATAAAAGACCAAACGGGATTAGGAAACAACGCGGATGAATTAAGAAGTAGTGCGGATTTGTACCAAAACTTACATATAGATCCTGAACAGGATTTATTAAACAACCTATTTAACGAACTACTAAACTACAACGGTTTACCAAAGTGTTTACACATACAGAAAATAGAGCCTATACAAAAAGAATTAAGCGAAGCGGTTGTTGTTGGTGTAATGACACAGGACGAAATAAGGGAGAAAGTAGGTTTACCACCTTTAGAAGCTGGTCAACGTGTTCAAATGGACGACCAATTAGACGATATGATATTCGCACAATTAGAACGAACAGGTTTTAATAGTGCCGACTACGAAATATTAGAAAGTATAAACAACGAAATAACCAATATTAAAGACGCTGAAAGGTTCGAAAGTGATTTATTAAGTAAACACAAGTTTGCGTTAGAACGAGCGTTAACGGATATGGAAAAGGCGGTTTTAGATATGTTAATAGATAACCCTAGCTTACCAAATAACGAAATTCGAAAAGCGTTAGAAATATCAATAGACGATGTAAACGACATAGTACAAGAACTGCAAAATATAGGAGCGTTAGATGTTAACTTCAAACCGACACAAAACGCAATAGATAGTATACAGAAACCTGACGAAGAAATATTTGTAGCTTATAAATACGTTGAAAGACCTGACGCTTTACCGTTAAAAGGTGGACAGAGTAGAAGGTTTTGCCGTCAAATGTTAGCATTTGCACAAGCTGGAAGAATATACACTTTAGACCAATTAAAACTATTAAGAAACGATTTTAACCAAACGGGGATAGATATATTTACTAAAAGAGGCGGTTGGTACACCTTACCAGATACTAATATACACCGCCCGTTTTGTAGACACATTTGGCAACAACAAGTATTAAGGAAAAAAAGATAGATTATGGCAAACGTTTTATTTATATCAGAAGCTTATTTAAAGAATAATACTTTAATTGACGATAACGTAGACCAACGTTTATTATTACCTAGTATTAAAGTTAGTCAGGATATGCGATTACACCCAACATTGGGAACGCCCTTCTACGAAGATTTAAAATCTAAAATAGTAGCAGGAACGTTAAACGCTGACGAAACAACTCTTTTAAACGACTATATAGCCCCGTCTATGTTACAGTGGACTATGTACGAATGTTCTACTTCAATGTTGTTTAAATACAGAAATAAAAGCGTAGCAACAAAATCTAG